ATCGCGTTTCCTACCGCTCCGACTGCTGGACCTATTGCTGCTGGACTGCACATATTCGTACAAATTCTATAAAGGATAAATTGTTTGGTCCGTAGGGAAATCTCCTAAGAAATTTAAAACCTAAAAACCTAAGTAACTTAATATGGACTTTGTTTCTTTCGTCAACAAAATTCCACAGTAACTTCTCTGTTCTGTTGTTCACATATCGCTTTGCTTCACGAGCAAAGGTATGAGGATATTCGTAGATAGCATCTGTACATAGCATCCAAATCTGTCCATTGTTATAGACTCCTGCCATGCCTGCTATTTTTCCGTTAGGTACCTTAAAATACACTGAGTCGCAGTTTTGGTAACTTATAACTAGAGCATTTTCAGGGTCATGTCCATGACCTTCAGTAACCTCTTTACGGTCATCTGGTAATAAATTAGAAGCCACCTCAAGGGCAGCTTCCAGTGTCGCTGGGTGAATGTATTTAGACACGAGTGTAAAAATTATTGTTGTAAACTCCTTCCCAAGTCATATATAAAATATTGGCTGGAGTTGGGTGTGTAGATTTAAGTTTTAAAGATACGTTTGTATTTCTGTCGTAAATAGGTACGGAATATAATTTATTATTATTAACTATCGATGCAGTATTAGCTTGATATTGGTTAGCTAAACCTACTTCAAATAGTTCAGTGTAGTCATTCCTACCAGTTCTAGTTAGCGTCGTTTCATATAAACCTATTGGACCAAAAGCAAAACTTGCTCTATGTAAAATAGTATTAGCTCTACTATCCGCTCTGTATGAATCACCTTCTTGTCTTGTGACATAAATAGTTGGAAGAGTGACTTCCATTGTGTATTGATAACCAATTAAAAATGTTTCACCAGACCAATCACCATCTAGTTCTAAATTAGATCCGTTAATAGTAATAAGACCAAATCTTCCTAAGTTATTACCAGCATCAACATCATAGGCTGCAAGCTGATTTGTACTTTCTAATCCTGTAGGTTTAGCTTTAGTAGATTTACCTGTAGTAGCGTTATAAGTCCAACCAGATGTTGACATTAAATGATCTAGATGTACTCTATTTTCTGCAATAGCAAGAGTATTAGAGTCCATTTTTATTGCATATTTTAGTAGTTGTTCTTTTCCGTTATTACGTACGACTACAAATAAATTATCATCTTGCATGCAGTGGAAAACAATGGTTCCTGTTACAGTCCATTTAAACCATGCCGCCATTTTTCTTTCTCTTATGTTGTCAAAATATCTGTACCCATACAAAGTAGATGTTCCTTCTTCACTAAAAAATACTACTGAGTTTTCTCTTGAATTAGATATAAGCTTTAAATCTTTTTCAAATAATTTAGAAACTACTGCACTCTGTTCTATGATCTCTGGCTCTCCTTCTCTTTGAAGTTGAGACATCTCAAAGAATCTTGAGAACTTACCAGCGTTATCTAAGAAGCCGATTGTAGTACCAAGAGAGATAGGGTTAGTTGCAAAGTTAAAGTTGTAAGTAGAAAGAGCATTGATCTTAGCTGTAGTTGGGCTGAAAACGTCACTATCTGTAGTGAGCATAAATTGTTGATTTTTAGAAAATAATATTAATCCAGTATTAGTTTGGATTCCATCGTATAAAATTGCTGGATATTCTGAACTTGCTGCTATATCTATTGGGTCACTTGCAATTAATTGAATAGCTGACTTAGCAAAGAAGTTGGTAAAATCTCCGGGACGAGACATGACTATATTTTCATCGGCAAGAATTGAAAATCTGTTTCTAAAAAACAACATCTTACTTATGTTTTTACCTATAAAAGATGGTTCAGGGTTAGTAACGTCATCTCCAACTAAAGCATCATCCCATTGAGGAGCTGAAAATCCTTGTCCAACTGTACAAGCTACGGATGTATGAGCACCTTCGTTAGATGCAGATTCATAAGTAAAGGTATTTGCATCTACGTACGTGATCTTAAATTGTCCATTTGTTAAATCATTACTTTCTACATTGACTAAAGCTTCATCACTAAATCCATGATTAGATTTAGTAATAGTTACAGTATTGTTTGCAGTTGTAGAGGTAAAAGTAGCAGAACTTTGTAGAGAAGTTATTCCATAATTAGAACCATCTAATTCAGTTAATCTGAAATTACCGTCAGCAGTTCTTATAAGAAGTACTGGCATTTTTGATCTTTTAAGTCTGATAGTTCTACCCGGCTTAGCACATTCTTCCCATGTACCTTCACCATCTTTATCATTATTTCCAAAGAATTTTACATAGTGATTATCTTCATCGGCAACACTATTAACAACTTCTACTACCATGCCATGTTTACATTGACTAGGTAAATCTCCTACATCTTGTACTTTTCCTGCTACTACATTTAATAACTCTCCAACTGGTGTAGAGGCATTGAATGCAGTGGTTTTTTTAATATGTAATCCAGTACCAATTGTAGTTATATCTGAATTAGTAAAATTTCCATCAGCTATGATTGCAGTTCTAATGTCACCAAGAATGCTTTCAGCAGTAATAGTAGTTTCAGTGTCAAACGGTGTAGGGTTAGGTCTAACTAACGCTAAGTTTGCTTGAACTATAGATTCACTAGATGCTTCAACAGTTATTTTGTAGTAAGCATCTTTCATCCATACGTAAAAGAAGTCACCTGTTAACCAACCTTCTCCACCATGAAGTAGATCGTATGTAGTTGTATATCTTGCTTGATATGTAACATTACTTCCTGAACCATAAGGAGTTGATTGACCTGTTGTAGCTATACGAAAGTAAAGATTTTTTCTACCTGTCTGATTAATTTCTGAAGAATTTATATTACCTGAAGTTGTTAAGGAAGCATCAGCCGTAAACGTAAATGTAGTTGAACTCGGTACAGTTGCAATAGTTGTTGTTTTATCAACCGCATTGCCTGTAAGAATATCAAAATACATCTGAGTACCAGCAGATAATCCATGTGGTGTAGCTGTCGTAACAGTTACTGTAGTACCACTTTGTGAGTAAGTTCCTCCAAAAGCTTTTTTATAAATACTTACGTTGTAGGTGTAGTTAATATCTGACAAATTACCATTTGCTAATGTCCCTCCAATAGCAGCCGTATCTACTAATTCTTTATTACTGTCAACACTAAATATACGTGTACCGACATTAGGTGCAAAAGAATCTCTACCATCTCCAGAGGGTTCTCCACATCTAAATTCATTAGCACCTCTATCAGCATGTGCTTGCATCTTAAAAGCAGAATCACAGTAACTATTACTTGAACTAACTAGCTCTACATTTATTCTTGTAGCGGTAGTAACTGTAGATGTGTTGGTATTGTCAAAAATATTTAACGCATACTGTTTTGCATAAGATATACTTTTTAACTCAACAAAAATTTCTTTCCCAAAATTTACGTTAGGTTCTATCGTCGTATCCATTTCAGTAGTAATGGATCTGTTGTTGATATAAGTAAAGTCATTAAGAGTTAATGTCTGTATATCCTCATCACCTGTATGAATTAAGTATGTAAAATTACCAATTCCATTAACTACAGTTTTCTCTGCACCTGTTTGGCAATCCCATATTCTTATCTTTCCATCATCAGCATGCCCATTACGTCTTATAACTTGACCTATATATTGTTCATTTTCATCTCTGTAATAATGAAACCATTTACCTGTGGTATATGAATTGTTTGTCCCATCACTTAAAGATGCCACAAACTTTCCAGCCGGTCTTTTTATTAATCCTTGAGTTATGTCGGGTAAAGCATTGGTCAGGTCACTGACTTGACCGGGGACTTTGTATTCATCAGGTTGCTGTGATATACCCTGAGATAAATTTGGAATAGTTTGTGTAACGTTTGCCATTATCTAATAAGTGCTTTGTAAGGTTGATAAGATCTATAATTACTTTCTGCTGGAAATCCAAAGAATGAGTGATCTCCTTGTTCAGTGTCATACTCTTTAGCAGTAGCTAAAGTTTTTGCTTCTTCTAATTGAAGTAGTTGTACTAATTCTTGATTAGAAACTACTTGAGAAGCTGCTCTTACTGAAGCTCTGCTAATTATGTAGCGTTGTATCGCTGAAGGGATATCCTCAAAATCAAACAAGTAGGTAATGTCAAAATAAAAGTCTTGTGTAAAGACATCTGTGTGGTGTACGTTGTCGTATAGTTTTCCACCACGTTTAACAACGTCCCTATTTCTGTCGTAAAGACCATCATGTATATCAAACCTGAGATAATTATTAGGTATTAAATAATTACCATTAGCATCAGGTGATTTCTTTATGTCATCTTCTTTATTAAAATGCCACCCTTCGTTCTGTACGTCTTTAGTAACTTCCATTAATAGGTTATGTACAAGAGCTATTTCTGGATTTTGTAAAGCTTGTAGATTTAAGGATGTGATTGGTGATTGTCCAATGCTACCCAAGATAGAGTTTACTGCGGATAGTTCGGTATCGATTGCTAGTTGAGTAGTCATAAAAAAAAGGGAGCCGAAGCTCCCGTATAAAATGTATAAATTTAGAACGCTGAAGGAGCTGTAGCACCAACATAAAGTTCTACTGCGGCAGCAGGATTTAAGTAATCTGCTCCCATAGCCATGCGACCTAATATCACATCGCCTTGGTAAACAACCGACACATCCCCTGAAGTCACTTGGACTTGAGGACCGATTGCTTCTACAACACCGGCAGCTTCTTTCTGGAAAATTAATCCACAAGACTTGGCTGACATTTCTGTAGCAGTACCATAGTCGTTGTTGATTCCAGTTGTTGCGCCTGATGCGTTCTCCAATGCTGGACCAATATGTGATCCCATGTTTGAAGGAGAGGTTACACCTGTTGTTCCACCGAAAGCTGTACCATACTTACCAAGGAACGGAATGTTCATTGACTTGTAGATCTTGATACCAGCGATTTCGATTATGCCATTACCAGACTGTAAAGCTGTACCTTGAGCATCTC